TGTAAAAGGGAAAGAAAAGTATTGGCCTTGCATTAATGTTGCAACTAAAAACGAAGATTTATTTATTATTAATCCTCAAGACTGGGCTGCTGCTGAAGACAAGGGCGAAATTATGGCTGTATTTCATTCTCATCCAACTACTTCTCCTGAACCAAGTGAAGCAGACCAAGTTGCATGTGAAAAATCTGGATTGGAATGGTGGATCGTTAATCCCATTATTGAGAAATGGGGACACTGTAAACCTTGTGGATTTAAAGCTCCATTAGTAGGTAGGCAATGGGTATGGGGAGTTACTGATTGCTGGAGTTTATGTAGAGATTTTTATCAAGAGGAGTTAGGAATTACACTTAGGGACTGGGATAGACCTATTAATTCAGATGATTTTTTAAAAGACCCAATGTTTGATCGCTGCTGGAAAGAAACAGGATTTAGAGAATTACTACCAAGAGAGGAGTTGGAACGGGGCGATTTATTGCTTATGAGCATGAGAAGTTCGGGATTAAATCATATTGGGGTGTATCTTTCGGATCAAATGGTTTTACATCATTTAGAAAATCGTTTGTCTACTCGTGACCTTTTGGATGAGTGGCTATTAAAATGTATAGGAAAGAGGATTAGGTATGTTGCGTAAGGTCAAACTATATGGAAAGCTTGCCAAATTTGTAGGGCATCGAGTGTTAGAGGCGGATGTTAATAATGCTGCTGAAACTGTTCGATTTTTATTAGCAAATTGGCCTGAATTAGAAAAGCATATGGCAGATCAGTATTACAAAGTTTCTACTGAGAGTTGGGAGATAGGGGAAGATGAGGTGGCTTATCCATTAGGAGCGAGTGATATAAGTATTATTCCTGTTGTGGGGGGTGCAGGAAGAGGCTCAGGAAAAATTCTTTTAGGGATTGCCTTAATAGGAGCATCTTTCTTGCTGCCGGGAGCAGGAATGTTTGGGACACAAGCACTTGGAGCAACAGGATCTGCAGGATTAGCAGCTACTGGATGGACAGCAGCAGGAATCGGGACAACCATTGGAACGATAATGAGTGGAGTGGGTGCTTCTCTTGTTTTATACGGAGTAGCAGATGCTTTAACACCTATACCGGGAGTACCAGAATCAACACAAGACCCTAAAAATTCATTCTCATTTTCTGGGACTCAAAACACTTCCACCGCTGGTGTTCCAGTCCCAATTTGTTATGGTCAAGTATTAACGGGGTCTGTGGTTATTTCAGCAGCCGTTGACACTCATCAGGTAGAAACATGACTTTAGTTATTGGTTCTGGAGGAGGGAAAGGTGCTGGAGGTGGTGGTCGTACTCCTACAGAGGCAAAAGATAATTTAGACAGTAAACAGTTTGCAAAAGTATTAGACCTTATTTCTGAAGGAGAAATAGAAGGGTTAGTAGACGGAGCAAAATCTATCTATATAAACAACACGCCTCTTCAAGCTGCTGATGGGACGTTTAATTTTAAAGATGTTAGTTATTCAATAAGGACAGGAACTTCCAGCCAAACTGTTATTCCTATTACTGAAAATACAACAACTGTTAAATCAACAGGATATACAACAATAGAGCAATCAACTCCAAGAGTTGTTCAAATAACAGACAGTGATGTAGACGCAGTAAAAGTTGTTATTAACGTACCAGCTTTGCAGAATATTTCAGACAAAGGAGATATTTATGGAACCGAGATTGAGCTAGCAATTGCTGTTCAATATAGTGGTGGTAGTTATTCAAATGTTGTATCAGGTAGCGCAGGAGTAATTAAAGGTAGAACGGGTGATTTATATCAAAGAGAGTATTTAATTAATCTTAGTGGCGCATTTCCAGTAAATATAAAAGTGACAAGAGTTACGGCTGACAGTTCAAGCAGTAAGCTATCAAATGCTTTTCAATGGCCTACCTATTCTGAAATAAAGTATGACCAAAGAGCATACAATAATAGTGCTTTAGTAGGTCTTCGTCTTGATGCAGAACAGTTTAATTCTGTTCCTAATAGAAAATATTTAATTAAAGGAATTAAGGTTAAAGTCCCCCATAATGCAAGTGTTAGAGCAGACGGGAGTTTAAGTTACAGCGGAGTTTTTAATGGGACATTAGGAGCTGCTGTTTACACTAACGATCCTTGTTGGTGTTTATATGACTTACTTGTTAGTAGCCGCTATGGTTTAGGAGATCATTTGACTGAAAGTAAGCTTGATAAATTTGCGTTTTATAGTGCATCTCAATATGCGTCAGCTCAAGTTGACGATGGTACGGGGACAGGTGGAACTGAACCAAGATTTTCTTGCAATGTAAGTATTCAATCTCCAGAAGAAGCTTATAAAATAATTAATCAGATGACTAGTATTTTTAGAGCAATGCCTTTTTGGGCTGCTGGAAGTCTGACATTAGGAACTGATAGCCCTAAAGATTCTAGTTATTTATTTACATTAGCAAATGTAGCTGAACCCGGTTTTAGTTATGCCAATTCCAGTCAAAAAACAAGAGCTACAGTTGCAGTTGTTAAATACATGGATTTAAATCTTAGGGATATAAATTATCAGGAGGTAAGGGATAATGCGAATATTGCTAGATATGGATCTGTTGTTAAACAAATAGATGCTTTTGCTTGTACTTCAAGGGGGCAAGCTGAACGACTTGGAAAATGGCTGCTTTACATGGAGAATGTGGAGCGTGAAATAGTTACATTTACCACAGGAATTGAAGCAGGTGTAATTGTTAGGCCGGGGCAAATTATAGAAGTAGCAGATCCACTTAGATCAGGTAGTCATGTAGGAGGAAGGGTTACAAGTGCAACGACTTCTGCAATAACAGTTGATGATATTAGGGATGTAACTTATAGCTCTGCTACAACACCATTTTTATCAGTAATCTTGCCCGATGGAACGGTTGAAAGAAAGGCTGTAAGTGGTATTTCTTCTAATGTAATTAGTGTAAGTAGTGCATTTTCTGCAGCTCCAGCAAACAATGCAATGTGGGTGTATGAAACAACAACAACAGATGATGCGATAGAAACATCTTTATGGCGTGTAATTTCTATAGAAGAACAAGAAAAAGCTAATTATATTATTACAGCTTTGCAATATAATGCTGGAAAATTTGATCATATAGAGTCTGGAATCCTTTTAGAGACAAGGGATGTTACAAATTTAGACCAGCCACCCGATTCTCCTACGAGTTTAAGTGGATTAGAGACTATTTATGAAAACACAGGTGTTGCAAGAGTTAAGATTCAATTAAGTTGGACAAGTTCTACAGACACAAGCTATATCAGATGGAGATTTGAAGATGGAAACTGGACAGGTATAACAGTAGAAGGAAGTAATAGTTTTGAGATTTTAGACACAGTTGAAGGTAATTATTTTATTGAAGTTTATGCCGTTACTGCTTCAGGATTGAGATCAATCGAACCAGCAAAATTAAATCCTTTTATTGCTGTAGGTAAAACAGCTAATCCCCAACAGGTTACAGGAGTGAGCTTAGTGCCTATTGATGAAGCGAGTGCGATTCTTAGTTGGACAAGATCAACAGAATTAGATGTGTTATTAGGGGGGAAAGTATTAATTAGGCATTCAGAATTAACTTCAGGTGCCAAATGGAAAGATGCACAAGAAATTGTAGTTGCAGCGACAGGAAGCCAAACACAAAAACAAGTTCCAAATTTAACTGGAACGTACTTATTAAAATTTGCTGATGATGGAGGTAGGACTTCTCCAACACCGGGAAGTTCTGATTCTGATTGGACGAGTACAAGGGTTACAAACACACTTCCAGCTCCTTCTGATCGTTTAGCTGTTTCAACAATCACAGAGGAATCTTCCAATTTCCCCGGAACGAAGTCTAGTACAACTTATGACTCAGGGTTAGACGCCTTGAAACTAACAGAAACCAGTAGTGCTGCGGCAAGTAGTGGGGAATATACTTTTAATACTTCGGTAGATTTAACGCATGTTTATGATATAAATATAAGGAGAAGATTGAAAGCAAATAGTTACTTATTGAACAGCTTATGGGATACAAGAACAGATTTAATCGATAGTTGGGGAGATATAGATAATGTTGGTGCGACAAGTGCGGATAAATGTAACGCTGCTGTTTACGTTCGAGCTACAGAAGATAATCCTTCTAGTTCTCCTACGTGGGGAGATTGGAAAGAATTTAGTAATGTTTTGATGAGAGGAAGAGGGTTTCAGTTCAAAGCAAAATTAACAAGTGAAGATACGAACCAGAATATTGGTGTAACAGAATTAGGGGCTGTACTGGAATTGCAGGGAAGAACAATATCTATTTCTTCTCCTATTTCAACAGGATCATCTTCTCAGGCTGTTACTTTTAATCAAGCTTTTAAAGAAACACCTTCAATAGCTATTACACCAACTAATTCACAGTCTGGAGATTTTTATGAAATTTCCTCATTAAGTAGAACAGGCTTTACAATTACGTTTAAGAACGGCAGTTCAGCCGTTGCTCGTTCGTTCTACTACTCAGCCAGTGGTCATGGAAAGGAGATTACTTAAATGAGTCCTCAAGGAGACCTAGTAGTTGCTAACGCCAACGGAGCAACATTTCGTTCTGACATGAATGATCAGTTGATGGCACTGGGGACGTTATCCAGTGGATCGTCAGAGCCTTCAACAACTTATGCGTATCAACTTTGGGCAGATACAAGTAATAATTTGCTCAAGATCAGAAATGGTGCAAATAATGCTTGGTTGGAAATTGGAGATATAACAGCAGCAAATTTAGCTTTAGCAAAACTAGCTTCACCTACATTTACAGGAACAGTTACAACTCCTGAGCTTTCATGCTCTGGAACGTCAAGGTTAAAACTGCCTGTTGGAACTACTGCACAAAGACCGGGATCTCCTGCGACTGGAGATACTCGTGTAAACAGCACGTTAAGTCAGGTAGAAGCTTATGACGGATCAGCATGGATAAATCTTGGAGGTGGTACTCCGACAGGTGCTATTTATGCAATGGGAACATCAACAGTTCCAACTGGATTTTTAGAGTGCAATGGAGCTGCTGTTAGTCGCAGTACTTATGCAACATTATTCAGCACAATTTCTACCACGTTTGGCGCAGGTGATGGTAGTTCAACTTTTAACCTTCCAGATTTAAGAGGTGAATTTATAAGAGGTTGGGATAATTCAAGAGGAGTTGATTCAGGAAGGTCACTTGGTTCAACACAAGACGAGGCGTTTAAAGCTCACACTCATACTTATATAGATCAACAGAATGATGCAAATGGTGGGTATCGTTGGTGGAAAGGAGGTGATAATGATTGTGTAGCCGCTAACAAGGAAACTGCAAGTACTGGTGGATCTGAAACAAGACCACGAAACGTCGCTTTAATGTATGTAATTAAAACCTAATTATGGCAAACAAGAAGATAACAGCTTTAACTGCGCTAACTGCACCTGCGGCTAGTGATGTTTTACCGATTATTGATTTAAGTGAAGCGTCTACAGCAGATCAAAATAAAAAGATTACTTATGAGGATCTTTTTACAGGAGTTCCAGACGGTTCAACCTCTCTTCCATCTATAGCGTTCCAACTTGACCAAGACACAGGAATTGCAAGGAATGGAGATAACGGGATTCAATTTGTTACAGGTGGAACGGCAAGGTTAACAATCAGTTCGGCTGGTCTTGTCACTA